GGCACTGAGTGCCGGAGAATCTCAAATAATCCACGTAACCGCCTGGACGGAACGCGAAGCGCGTAGCCGTTGCCCGTCCGGTTGTATTGCGGTATTCGCCGCCCGTATTCGCCAGGGGGTAGGCTTATGAGCCAGGAAATCACACTACAACAGGCAGCAGAACGCGCCCACCAAATCGAAGTTATTTGCGCACTGGCAGAGGATTACCCTGGCATGATGACCGACAGCGAATCAGGGGCAATCATCGGCTTACTTAAACGCCTTAGCGGTGAGGTCTGCGTATTCCTGAGCGATGAACAGGAAAGAAGAACGCTTATTTCTAACGAAAAAAAATGCGGAGGGGTACACCATGTGCAATAAAACCACACCGGACGCAGCCGCCGCCGCACTCACTACGCTGATGCACGCGCTTATTGATATTGAATGCACGGCAGAGCTTGCGCAGGGAGAAGAACAGAAAGACCGGACACAGTTCGCCCTGGAATGTATCCGATACACCGCCACGCGGTCGCTGAATGACGCTAAAAATATTCTTGTTGCTGATTGTGAAAATGGGGTGGGTTATGCGTGATGATCGTTTTAATTCCCTGAAACAGGAATTTTCCGGCGTTCCTGATGATGCGGCTGATGCGCTTTCGTCAATGCCAGAACTTATTAGAGCGGCTTTTTTCTTACTTTCCACGAGAGAATATAAATCAACGGGGCTTGATGTACTGAATATCGCCGCCGATTATGCGGAATATGTGGCAGAGGCGCGTTATAGAAGAAAATTTCCTGAGGATGTAAGCCATGCGTGATATTTACCACCAAACAATAGACCGCGCATTTCTTGCACTTTCTCACAGTGAAAACATGCTGGAAATATTGCGCATATGGCTTGAAACACTTGGCGACAATGAACGCGACAAACAAAAATCAATAATTGCCACGGCATTAATAACGCTTCTTGAGCCTGTAATAATGGAACTGCAAGAAATAGATCTATTGCACGACAGATATAAAGAACAGCACACCGGAGAATAAAAATAATGAAACTTAAATATTCTGGCTTAACTGCCAGTGGCAACACTCACCCTAAATTTACGCGCGGTGATATTTACCGCGACCAGTACGGCGGCACGGTAATGATTAAGGGCGTGGAAGAACGGCGCGTAACCTACCGCCGTGAAGGTTACGAATATGATTGCGTGATGCCTGTTTATCAGTTCCGGCGTGATTTTTCTCTGGTACAGGCAGCGCCCCGCAGTAAACCAACCAGCAGGGAGAAAGCACGCGCCAATATTCAGGAAATAAGAAAGATGTTGAATGTATTCAGGGGTAAAAAATGAAACTGGCACCGAACGTAAAAAAACAGCCACGCGGAATAAAACACAAAGACACAGAGGTAATTATCTTTGCGGGTAGTGATGCCTGGTCACACGCGGAACAATGGCAGGAGCAGGATGGCCCCGCATCCGGCGATAATGTGCCGCCTGTGTGGCTTGGGCCAAATCAGCTTGCCGAACTTGATGCACTGAAAATTGTTCCGGATGGAAAAAAACGCGTAAGGCTGTACCAGGCCGGAGAACTGGATTTGGTGGAGACCAAAAAGATTGGTCAGAAGCTGGCGGCGGCAGATATTCAGGACGCAAATTTTTACCCCGAAGGAATGCACGTCCAGAAGTGTGAAAACTGGCGGCGCTATCTGAATGCTGAGCGTGAAAATATTGCCGCAGGGCTTACCATGCCGGAGCAGAAAAATACGCAACTGGCACAAATGGCAGACAGTGAGCGCGCGCAGCTGCTTGCCGAGCGCTTTGATGGCGTTTGTGTACATCCGGAAAGTGAAATCGTTCACGTATGGCGCGGCGGGGTATGGTGTCCGATCAGCACAATGGAGCTGAGCCGCGAAATGGTGGCGATCTATTCAGAGCACAGGGCCACTTTCAGCAAACGCGTGATCAATAACGCCGTTGAAGCGTTAAAAGTTATTGCCGAACCAATGGGGGAGCCGTCCGGCGATTTGCTGCCGTTCGCCAATGGTGCGCTTGACCTGAAAACGGGGGAATTTTCCCCGCACACGCCGGAGAACTGGATCACCACGCACAACGGCATTGAGTACACGCCACCAGCACCTGGGGAGAACATCCGCGATAACGCGCCAAACTTTCATAAATGGCTTGAGCACGCAGCCGGAAAAGACCCGCGCAAGATGATGCGTATATGTGCCGCGCTGTACATGATTATGGCGAACCGGTACGACTGGCAGATGTTTATTGAGGCCACCGGAGACGGCGGGAGCGGTAAAAGTACATTCACGCACATAGCCAGCCTTCTGGCAGGGAAACAGAACACGGTAAGCGCTGAAATGACATCGCTTGATGATGCTGGTGGACGTGCGCAGGTTGTCGGGAGTCGTCTTATCGTCCTGGCAGACCAGCCGAAATATACAGGCGAAGGAACGGGCATCAAGAAAATCACGGGCGGCGACCCCGTGGAAATAAACCCGAAATATGAAAAGCGTTTCACGGCGGTAATCAGGGCGGTGGTGCTGGCGACCAATAATAACCCGATGATATTCACCGAACGGGCCGGAGGTGTGGCACGTCGTCGCGTGATTTTCCGTTTCGACAATATTGTTAGTGAGGCCGAAAAAGACAGGGAACTACCGGAAAAAATTGCGGCTGAAATCCCCGTTATTATCCGCCGCTTGCTGGCGAACTTTACCGACCCTGAAAAGGCGAGGGCTTTACTACTGGAACAGCGTGACTGTGATGAAGCACTGGCAATAAAGCAACAGACGGATCCGGTTATTGAGTTTTGCCAGTTCCTGAATTTTCTGGAGGAAGCGCGCGGCCTGATGATGGGTGGCGGTGGTGATTCAGTGAAGTACACGACCAGGAACAGCCTTTACCGCGTCTATCTGGCGTTTATGGCATACGCAGGCAGGAGCAAACCGCTAAACGTGGCTGAGTTCAGCAAGGCCATGAAGCCAGCGGCGAAAGTTTACGGGCATGAATATATTACGCGAAAAGTTAAGGGAGTAACGCAGACCAACGCAATTACAACAGACGATTGCGACGCGTTTTTATAATTTTTTGTAAAAGCCCTCTACCCCATCTACCTGAATGAAATAAACGTATATTATTCAACATGATAAGTGGGTAGAGGGCCAGGTAGAAGGCTAATAAAAGCTCTCTACCTCTTCTACCTGATTTTATCAGTTTCAGGTAGCAGGGTAGACGGCAGGTAGAGGAGCCAAAAAAGCTATCTACCCGCTGAAAGCCGCGCCATTACTGACATGATGAGCATTCGGGTAGATGGGTAGATGGGGGGAGGCACAACTCAAAACTTTTTAAACGAGGGGGTAAAAATAAATATGCACACTTCAGGGAAATTTAATAAATCACTCAAAAAACACAGAGACAGAACAGAACCGAAATATCGCGCGTTAGACATGACAGAGCACGCTTTAAAGGTGGCAATCAGAACGATAGACCGCCACGCGGGGGAAGGATACGCGAAGGAACATCCCGACCTGATAAGCGCATTCATGACCACGACGGCGGCAAATTTTGCCACGCTGACAGAGCGGGAGATTGCGGAAGCTGAACAGGTGACAACCATCAACGTTAAAAACGTAGAGGTGGAATCATGACAGCACAGATAGCGGCTTACGGGCGGCTGGTGGCTGACCCACAGTTAAAGACCACCAGCAAGGGCACACAAATGACGATGGCGAGTATGGCTGTCCCCCTGCCGTGCAGCCAGGCAGATGACGGAACGGCTACGATGTGGTTATCCGTCCTGGCGTTTGGCAGACAGGCCGACGCACTGGCAAAACACCGCAAAGGCGAGCTGGTGAGCGTGGCGGGTAACATGCAGGTAAGCCAGTGGACAGGCCAGAACGGCGAAACGCGGCAGGGCTGGCAGGTTATCGCAGACAGCGTAATCAGTGCGAGAACGGCGCGACCGGGCGGCAAAAAAGGCCAGCAGGGGCAGGCTACTGACGCACTGAACAGGGCAAAACAACAGGCGGGGAATGATGATCCGTACGGGGATAACATACCGTTTTAAGCAACGAGTGACAGAAGCCGGAGAAATCCGGCTTTTTTGTAGGTACTCCTGGTGGGGGTGGCCTGTCCACGGGGCGGAGGGGCGCGGAAAAAGGCGCATTTTTTGATTTTTATGGCACCATCACCACCACTATAAGTTATTGATATATTGAAGAATAAAAATTTTTAGTGTCGAATCAGGTTGTTTTTTGTTCATCACTGGAGCGTTCCCGAAAGCATTTACAAAAAACAGGCGCAAAAAAAGCGCCCCCGATTGCTGTTACCGGAGGCGCTTTTACACGACAAAGGAGTTTTTATCGCCAGGATGACGAGTCTTAATATTGCTTCAATAGCAAAAATGCGTCAATGGCTTTGCCTCTCTGAGAATAATCAGAAAAATCATAATCTGATTTTATGGTAGAAAACGATTTATCTATTACTTTTATCGATCAATAATGATGCCCGTTAATCAAAACGGAGGCGGATGTATGCCAGAGAACAACACCAGAAAGCCGGATAAAAGTGCCACGGTACACATAGACGCCGGAACTATGGAGAAGATCGAACGCTATCAGCAGTTCATCAAAGATAATCACCCGGGTATGCCAGTGCCCACGAAAGGACAAATCACACGCAGCGCGGTTGAATACTGGTACAGGGCAACGTTAGGAGCCTGGCTATGAAAACATGGTTTTCCATTAAGGCTATGGCAGATGTTGTACATGTGCGCATTTATGACGAGATCGGCGGGTACGGTGTAAAGGCATCGGCACTTACTGACGAGATCAACGCGTGCGGTAATGTGTCTGAAATCCATCTGAGCATTCATTCACCTGGTGGCGACATCTTTGAAGGGCTGGCTATCTATAACGCTCTGAAAAATCATCCGGCAAAAAAAATCGTACACATTGAAGGCATGGCAGCTTCTATGGCGTCGTTTATTGCCATGTGTGGAGATCACATCGTTATGCCTGAAAACGCGATGATGATGATACATGCCCCCCGTGGTGTTACTGCCGGAGTGTCGGGCGACGTTCGCCGCTTTGCTGATCTGATGGACAAGCTGGGCGACACGATGGCAGAAACCTATGCCGGAAGAACGGGCAGGAGCAAACAGGAGATCACCTCAATGATGGAGGCGGAAACCTGGATGGATGGCAATGAGTGTAAGGCTAACGGCTTCGCAGATGAGGTTATACCCGCGATTACAGCAATGGCCCGAATTGAATCAAAACGAATCGGAGATTTTTCAAATATGCCGGAAAAAATTAAAAGCATGATCAGCCAGAAAACTGGCAGTGGCGAACAGGAACGACTTAACGGAATCCGTGAATTGTTTGGCACCTTCAACGGAAGATATAACGACCTGGCTATAAGTTGTCTTGCGGATTCAGAATGTAGCGTTGAGAATGCACGCGAACGCCTTTTACTCGCTATGGGTAAAGAATCAACGCCAACAAACAAAACCACCCCCGCAAATCTTTACTACGCGTACACGGATAACGGCAATATAACCGGCGATGCCATGCGTCAGGGGCTTAATGCGCGTCTTGGTCACGAACGGGCCGAACGCGGTAATCCTTACGCCATGATGAGCCTTTTCGATATGGCACAGGCATCATTAACCCATCGTGGTATAAGCACGGGCAGCTACAGCACACGCTCGCAGATAGTAAACGCGGCATTCACCCACAGCAGCAGCGATTTTACCGATATCCTTGCTGGTGGCGCTGAAAAATCAGTGCTTGCAGGCTGGGAGCACAGCGGCGAAACATTCCGCCAGTGGACGAAAAAAGGTTCCCTTTCAAACTTCCGGGAAGCCCGCCGCGTTGGTATGAATGGCTTCTCAACGTTAAACAAAGTGCCGGAAGGGGCAGAATATAAATACATCACCACCAGCGATCGCGGTGAACCCATCGCGCTGGCTACTTACGGGAATATTTTCAGCATTACCCGCCAGGCGATAATCAATGATGACCTTGATCAGTTATCAACGGTGCCAATGGCTATGGGCCGTGCAGCATCAAGAACGGTGGGAAATCTGGTTAATCTGGTGCTTACAGGCAACGTAAAACTTTCTGACGGAATAACGCTGTTTGACAAAAAACACAGCAACCTGATTGAAGCAGGACTGACAACACCGGGACTTAGTGCAGCACGTCACCTGATGCGCACACAGAAGGACAAAAATGGCGAAGTGCTGAATATTGCGCCTAAATTCCTTTTAGTTCCGGCAGCACTGGAAGATCGCGCGTTGCAGATGATTAACTCAACCGCACCTTTCGGGGCTGATAAAAACAGCGGGATCTTTAACCCGTATCACAAGCTACTTGATATCATCGTCGATCCCCGCCTTGATGATATCAGCGAAAAACAATGGTACATGCTTTCCGCACAGGGAACGGACACAATCGAGGTGGCTTATCTTGATGGCAATGACGAGCCTTACCTTGAACAGCAGGAAGGTTTTATCGTTGACGGCGTGGCCTGGAAAGTCCGTATTGATGCAGGTGTGGCAGCTCTGGATTATCGCGGTATGGTCAAATCAGGCGGGACAGATTCACTCTGACAACAAGGCGGCACCAGCCGCCTTTTTTGCGGGTCCTCCTGGTGGGGTGGGCCTGAAC